TGTTGCAAGTTTACTACGTGGTGAGTCAGAAGATTTTATACCATCAGTAGGTAGAAATTTAGAGCAACAACTTTCATTGTTATCAACCCCCGAAGGAGCAATGGATTTAGTTAATCCTATTGGGAAGATTGGTGGATTGCTTGGAATGACAAAAGCATCTTCATTGTTAAATAAAAAGTATGTAGCAGAAGGGTTAGGTAGTTATCCTGTTAATATTATTGCAAAAAATAAACCAGTATATAGAGAAACCAGTCCAGATAAATTAGAAGAGTTTTTAATTAACAACCAAAGTGAAATTACTTCTCCTATGTATGTTTCTGATAATATTGATTTAGCTTTAGGTCAAGGTAAAAATAAAGGGGCATTAATAGAGTTTTTACCAAATACTGTAAGTGGAAATTTAAAATTAAAGCCAGGACAATCAGAAGAATCTATAATAAAATCTGGTGGGGAGTATTTATCAAATGCAATATCTCCACAGCCATTAAATAAAATAACATTTAAAGAAAAAGGATGGCTTAAAAAAATAACGCCAACAACAAGAAGATTATTAAAGAAAAGTTTTGATAAAACTAAAAATGGCGATATAACAATTTTTACAAGAAAACAATAAAAACTTAAGTGAGAATGTAAACTAATGACTTTATCTGAAGCAATGCAAAACATATTGGGTAGTCCAGAGTTTCAAGAAGTTATGAAAGAAATGAAAGACTCTCAAATGCAAATGATTATGTATTCGGGTGATGACGAATCTCAGATGAGAGAATTTGCTTATCAACGAATAAGGTCTATTAACGAAATTATGTCTAATCTTGAATCTATCGCACAAACAGGCGAGATAAAAGATAAGGCATGGAAGATATTATAGGCACTTGCCTACTAATCGGTAACCTCCCGTAGAGGAATAAAAGGTAATACAAATGAGTGATGAAACCATGACTCCCCAAGAGGGAAGTGGAGAACTAACTGTAAGAGATGCAGCTAACCAATGGGAAGGCTTTTTGACATCAGGTGAGGACTCCAACGAGCAACCAGAAGCTGTTGAAACAGAAGCAGTAGAACAGGATAGCGAGGAAGCAGAAGACCAAGCAGATTACGAGGAAGCTGTTGAAGCAACCGAAGATGAAGTGGAAGAATATGCTGACTCTGAAGATGATGAAACTGAAGTTGAAGAAGAGGAGCAACCACAAACCTTTCGTGTAAAAGCGGCAGGTGAGGAAAAGGATGTCACCCTTGATGAATTAATGCAGGGTTATCAACTTGGTGCAGACTATACGAAAAAGACTCAGGAAGTATCTGAGGCTCGCAAGGCAATAGAAGCAGAAGCTAAAGCTATTGTTGAAGCCAAACAAGTTAGAGATACATACGCTCAACGGCTACAAGCTATTGAACAATTCCTTACACAAGGGGATAGTCAAGAAGATTTAGCTGTTATGAAAGAGAACGACCCGATAGGATACGCAGTTAAGGTCGCAGAAATGACCGAAAAAAAAGATCAACTAAGTTTAGTAAAAGCTGAACAGGACCGCATTGCTAGAGAGCAACAAGCGGATTACCATGAGGCCATGAAAAATCAAGTTGCTCAAGAATCACAAAAATTAGCAGCAGTCCTTCCAGAGTTTTCAGACAAAGTCAAAGGCGAACAAATCAGAAATGAAATTCGCAATTATGGCAAATCAGTGGGATTCACAGACGATGAGTTATCTCAAGTCTATGACTCACGACACGTCCTTGTACTGCATAAAGCAGCCATGTACGACAAGCTACAGAAATCTAAACCCGGTGTTAAGAAGAAAGTGGCCAACGCTCCTAAGATGGTTAAGTCTGGGACAAAAGTTAAGCAAGGCAACAATGATGTACAAAGGCGACAAAAACAACAGCTTAAAGGCTCAGGCAAAGTGCGTGATGCTGCTAAGTTATTTGAAAACTTTATTTAAGGAAATTTAAACAATGGCAACTTATCAAACCTACCAATCAGTTGGTAACAGGGAAGACCTCACAGATATGATCTATGATATCTCCCCTACAGAAACACCTTTCATGTCATCTATTGGCAAAACTAAAGCAACAGCAACTTTCCATGAATGGCAAACAGACTCACTAGCAGATGCAACTGTTAATAACGCTGCGGTTGAGGGTGCGGATGCAAGTTCTGCTACACTATCTCCTACTACAAGAGTTGGTAACAGAACACAAATCTCACAAAAAACTATCCAGATTGCTGGTACTGAAGAAACTGTTGACAAAGCTGGACGTAAGTCAGAAAAAGCTTATCAACTTGCTAAAGCATCTTCAGAACTAAAACGTGATATGGAAAAAATCATGTTGGCTAACCAAGCTGCTTCAGCTGGTGATTCAACAACAGCACGTACACTTGGTTCACTACAAGCATGGCTAAACACTAACTATGTTGGTTCAGGTACTGCTGGTTCACTAGGTACTACAGCTCGTGTATCTGGTACAGATGCAGCTTTCACAGAAGCTATGTTAAAGTCTGCTGTTAAATCAGCATACACAAACGGTGGTAACCCAACCGTGCTAATGGTTTCTCCAACACAAAAACAAGTAGTTTCTACTTTTGCAGGTATTGCAGAGCAACGCTATGCAGCTCCAGCTAACAAGCAAACTACAATCGTTGGTGCAGCTGACGTATATCTATCAGACTTCGGTACACTATCTGTTGTTCCTAACAGATTCACTACTGCTGATGATGAAGCTACAACAGGCGAAGGCGAACAAGCATTTGTACTTGATCCTGAGTACGCTGCTACTGCTTTCTTACGTCCTTTCCAAACTAATGAATTAGCTAAAACAGGTGACTCTGAGAAGACTCAGCTTTTAGTTGAATATACATTAGAAGTGAAGAACGAAGCAGCACACGCAATCGTTTCAGACTTATCTATCTAAAGTAAGTAAAGGATAGCCCTCTTCGGAGGGCATCTCCTTACGAGGACATTATGGCAAAAATATTAGGCACAGACAAAGAAAAGAAAAGACAATCGGTAGCACACAACACAGATGACGGCATAGTTATTGCTACAACGCAAGATATAACTGACATCATTGAACAGAATAAAAGAGAGTACAACGCATCATCCACGACATGGGGTGACGGTGACGTGTTCTCTAACAAGGTAGCTTCTATACCTTTTACGGTGATAGACGAACTAAACAAACAGAAGATCATGCGTGGCTTCCACGTAGTAGATCCTAAACGATTTAAAGCATGGTTGAACAATCCTGACAACAGGTTCTTTAGAACTAAACAAGGCACAGTATAATGGCATTTTTTACCGACTACACAACACTACAGTCTACGATAGCTGATTACTTAGCACGTACTGATTTAACAGATCAGATACCTGAGTTTATTAGATTAGCAGAGGATAGATTGCGTAAAGACCTACGCATTAGGCAGATGATTAAAGTATCTACTACGACTATGACAGACTCTACCGTAGAAATACCACAAGATTTTATGGCTATGAAAGATTTGCATATACAAGGTAACCCAGTAAAGACATTAAAGTTTTTAACTACTAGCAATTTCTTTAGAAACTCAGCTACATCATCTGTAGGCCAACCTAATTTTTATACTTTGTTAGGCTCAGAGTTTCAATTTGCTCCACAACCTGACTCAAACTATACACTGCAAATGGTTTACTACTATAAGCCAGATTATTTAAGCAGCACTAATCCTTCTAATATATGGTTAGCTAACACACCAGATTTGTTGCTATACGCATCACTTGGTGAGGCAGAGCCTTATCTTATGAATGATGAACGACTACAGACATGGGCAGCCATGTATGACAGAGCGTTAACTTCTACTAGGAAGAGCGATGATGATTCAGAATTTCCAGCTCAACCTATGTCTATAACTAACTCTTATCAGTAATAATATTTAACTTAACTACACGAGGAACAAATCATGGCTGAAATGTCAAATTATTTAGAAAATGCTTTACTTAACGGAACATTGAACGGTACAACGTACACTGCTCCAACTACTGTCTATGTATCACTATGGACAACCAACCCTAACGATGACGGTTCAGGTGCAGAAGTGACTGGCGGCTCATATGCTAGAACTGCGGTATCTTTTGCTACAGCTACAGGCACATCAGGTAACGTACTTAACGATGCTGTTGTAGAGTTTCCTGCGGCTACTGCGGTATGGGGAACAGTTGGTTGGATTGGTATTAACGATGCTGCTTCTGGCGGTAACTTAATGTACCACACAGCTCTTGATGCAGCCAAGACTATTGACACAGGCGACATTTTCAAGATTGCTGTAGGCAACCTATCAGTAACATTAGCATAAGGAGTAACACATGGCTCTTATCGTAAAGGATAGGATAAAGGAAACTACCACTACAACTGGCACTGGAACGGTTACTCTTTCTGGTGCAGCTGCTGGATTTCAATCCTTTAGTGCTGTAGGAGACACCAATACTACCTACTATGCTATTGTTAGTGGAAATGATTGGGAGGTAGGTCTAGGAACTTACACCGCATCAGGTACAACTTTATCTCGTGACACAATATTAGAATCTAGCAATGGTGGTTCAGCAATTACTTTGGCTGGTACAAGCACGGTGTTCTGTACTTACCCAGCTGAGAAAGCCGTTGTATTAGATGCTAACAATCAATTAGTCTTATCAGAAGATGTTATCATCAACGGACTGACTGTTGGTAAAGGTGCTAATAGTGTAGCTAGTAACACAGCGTTAGGTGTAACTGCTTTATCTGCCAATACTACTGGTAATACTAATACTGCTATAGGCGGGTCAGCACTAAATAGTAACACCACAGCCAATGGCAACGTAGGTGTAGGTTATCAAACACTTTACTCCAACGTTACTGGTAATGCCAACGTTGCTGTAGGTCCTGAAGCATTATGGGAAAATCTCGGCAATGCCAACACTGCCTTAGGTGCTTATGCACTATATTCTAATACTACTGGTGTTAGTAATATTGCTATAGGTTCTGATGCTTTAGGTTACATCGCCACAGGAAGTTACAACACTTCATTAGGAACTGATTCTGGCACAAATCTAGAAAATGGCTCTAACAACATATTCATAGGCTACAACGCACAACCATCATCAGCTACTGTATCTAACGAAGTAACGATAGGTGATGACAACATAACAGTAACAAGACTTAAGGGTTCAGTAACAGCTCCTAGTTTAGGTATAGGCACAGCAGCATCAGGAACAACGGGTGAAATTAGAGCAACTAACAACGTTACT